CTTGCTTTCATCCAGTGCGAGGCGCTGGGCTTCGACCTTCAGCGCAAGCTGCGCGACCTTGAGGCGAGCGAAGGGCGTGCCCTCGGCCACCGCGCTGCCACTAAGCGGGGAGCGCTGCAGGTCTGCGGTGTCCAGCAGCCTGGCGCGTGTCTTGGCGATATCCCATTGGCCACCCGGTTAGCGCGCGATGCGTCCGGAGCGTTCGGCCTTGTGCATGGTGGTGTCGCTGACGCCGAGGCGTCGCGCGACTTCGCGCGTGGAAGGTGTCAGTTCAGCCATGGCGGCGACCTCCCGCCGCGCGTTGGTGAGTGTTCAGGGCGTCAGTGAGTGGCGCGGTGGCGCGCTGCGAGGAATGCGGAAAGGGCAGCCTGCCAGTTAGCTTCAGGCGCTACGCCTATCGCGCGCAGCGGTTCCAGCGTCACCCTAGCCCGGCTGTAGTATTCGCCCTGCATGCGCGCGAGCCATCCGGAAAGCCCCTGCGCGGCAAGGGTGTCACTGGCGGCCAAAACTTCTGCCTCGCTCGGCTCGGTGCGCCCGAGGGAAACATGCCGGCCATCGGTACCCAGCACGATCCATCGGGTTTCAGCTTCTGCCTTCATCGTCACTCTCCGTCTTGCGTGACGGACGCTTCGCGCTGTGTTTCGCGCCAGCCAAGGCAATAAAGCGCCAGGGATCGTGATGATCCCTGGCTGATGCGTTGATAATCCAAACTGTGGCTGCGCAGCTTCATTCGGCGACGCGGTAGACGGTGTAGGATCCTTTCGCGCCCTGCTTGTTCGGGCCGACTTGGCGAATGCGCTCGGCAATCTCCACCGTGATCCCCTGGCGTTTTTTCAGCCCGGCGAAAAACCCGCGCACCGTGTGTTGCGCCCAGCCAGTGGCCTCGGCGATTTGCGCCACCGTCGCACCCTCAGGGCGGCGGAGCATTGCAAGCACCACTTCTTGCTTCGTGCCCTCGCGTGGCTTGCGTGGCGCGCCTGTGGCGCGTGTACCGCGGCGTGAGAGCACGTTGCGCAGCATGTCCATCGCGCGCGTGATCGGGTCCTTGTCCGCATTGGGCGGTGGCGTTTCTTCCCAGGCTGCCAGCAAGCGCTCGGCAGCTTCGCGCAAGTTCACGCTTCCCATGTTGGGCGCCTCTGGTGCGGCCTGGGCGGGTTGTTCCACTACCGCGTCGTCCTGCTGCGGCGTCTTGTCTTCCCCGTCCTGCGGCGCCGTGTCGGGCGCGGTGCGGCCCTCATTCGGGTCAATGCCAATGGCGCGCAGCCCTTCATCCGTCACTTGGATCAGGATCGGCGTGCCATCCGCATCCTTGCGCCAGACCATCGCCAATTGATCGCGTGGCGCGGCCACCTCAATCAGCAAGCGGCTTTTGATCAGGCTGTTCACCACCGCGCGGCAGGCAGCGACTGGCAAATGCTTCGGCGCAATCGCCAGCAATTGCGGGTGCTGCGCGCCATGGCTCAATACAATCCGCTGCGTGTCTGAAAGCTTCATCGTCTCGGTCTCCGGTTGCGGGCGCCGACCATCGGCCCCTACTGCCGGGAGCCCCGCGGGCGGACCCTGCGGGGCAGTGCGGCGCCGCCTTGCGACGGGCTGCGCTTCAGTCTTGCGCTTCGGCGGCGATGCCTTCGTTGATCACGAAGCCCGTCAGGTAGGGCAGGCCGGCGGGGATGCCCGTCTCGCGGCTGGTGCGCTGCGTGATGCGCCAGCCCATCCATTCCGCGGTGGTTTTCGCAATCGCGTCCGCGAGGCTCGCGCCGTGATGCATCTGGCTATTCACCCCGTCCGCGAAGTGGCGTCCGTAGCGGCTGTCAAGGAAGGCGCGCACCGAGGCGGGATCCGTGCTGGTCGCGTTGTGGATCGCGGTGAAGGCGATCGGCCAAGCTTGCTGCGCGTGTTCGCGCATGGTGCCCCAGAAACCCCAGTCTTGGTGGTCGGTGGGAAGGATCTTGTTCATCTGTTTGTCTCCGTCATCGGCGGGGGAAATCCCTGCGCGTGACAGACCATTCGCGCTGTGATGGGGGCTGAGCCAAGCGAAATAGAGCGTTATCTTGTTGCTATGATCAGCAGGCTTTGATCATGATGTGAGGGCCAGATGGCAGCACCATTCGGCCCTCGCTTTCGCTTATCGGCTGCGCTTTTTGCTGCGTTTCGCGGCGGCTTGGCCGGCGGCATATGCTTCCGCGAGCGAATTGCGGATGGACCAGACCGCGACATCGTGGAAATCGAGCGCGTCGCGGTTTCTGGTTTCCAGCGTTTCCACCGAAGGCATGTGCCGCTTGGCGATTTCGAGGAAAAGCCGATCGGTTGAAAGGGTGTCGTTCATCTTGGTCTCCTTGCTGTGGCGCCGGGGTAATTCCCTGTGCCTGAGGGACCATTCGCGCTGTAACGAGGGGCGAGCCAAGCGAGATTGAGCGTAACTTCGTTGCTATGATTGGGGAGTTTCAATCATGATCGATTGGTTGTGCGTGTTGCAGTGACATCGGCAAAGGTGCGATCCTCACAATCAAGGATCGCCGCGTGCCTCGTTTCATCCTGCCAACGCTGGATGATTACATCGCAATAGGCGGGATCAATCTCCAGCAGCACAGCACGCCGCCCTGTACGCTCGGCCGCAATCATCGTCGTGCCCGAACCACCAAAACAATCCAGCACCGTATCGCGCGGCTTGCTGCTGTTGCGGATGGCGCGCTCGACCAGCGCCACCGGCTTCATCGTCGGGTGCAGATCGTTCCTGGCCGGCTTGTCGAAATGCCAGACATTCCCCTGGTCACGCGCGCCGCACCAGTAATGCTGCGCGCCAGCCTTCCAGCCATAGAGCATCGCTTCGAATTGCTGATGGTAATCTGCGCGCCCGAGCGCAAAGGTGTTCTTGGCCCAGATGATCGTGCTGGACCATTTGCCGCCTGCTTCCTGCCAGGCGCGATGCAGCGTTGGCCACTCGGAAGACGACATGCAAACATAGCTGGCGCCCTTGGTGACCGAGAGAAGGTTCGTCAGCGCCGGGCGCAGGAAATCCAGAAATCCCTTGCCCAGCGCGTCATTCGCGATGGTCATCTTGGCCGCCGTGCCGCCCTCGTAAGCAACATTATAGGGTGGATCTAGAAAGGCCATGTCCGCGAGATGCCCCGCACCAAGGGCACGCTGCACATCGGCGGGCTTGGTCGCGTCACCGCAGAGCAACCGATGCTCTCCACAGCGCCAGAGATCTCCCTCGCGCGTGACGGGATTGACTGGCAGTGGCGGCGCTTCGTCAGCGTCCTCGCCATCAAGCCCAGCATCGGCGGCGGCCAGCAGCCGATCCAATTCCATGCCGGAGAAGCCAAGCACGTCCAAATCCACCGTGCCTTCATCACGGATGCGCGCGATCTCCGCCGCCAGCAGCGCCTCGTCCCAACCGGAATTCAGCGCGATCTGATTATCCGCGAGCCGCAACGCGCGCGCCTGAGGTTCGCTGAGGTGCGCTAGCCGAATGGCGGGGACAGATGCCATGCCAAGCTGCTTGGCAGCCATGACGCGGCCGTGGCCCGCGACCAGAACACCCGCGCTATCCACCAGCACCGGGTTCACAAAGCCGAATTCGGCGATCGAGGATGCAATCTGCGCTACCTGCGCCGGCGAATGCGTACGCGCATTTTCGGCATAGGGCACCAGCGCTGCAACCGGCAGCGAGACAACGGCAAGCTCAGGCTGCATCGGAAAGTTCCCCTTCGCGTGCTGCTGCCACCGCATCGTAATCGCGCCCATCGCCCGCCAGCGTCACCGGGTGATCTGGGTAAAGCATCCGCCAGCGTGCAATCGCCAAATCCACATAGACCGGCGCCAATTCAATGCCGCGCACAACGCGGCCCGTGCGCTCCCCGGCAATAAGCGTCGTGCCGCTGCCAGCAAAGGGTTCAAACACCACCTCGCCAGTATCGGTGTACGCACGCATCAGGAAGTCCGGCAGCGCCACCGGAAACACGGCTGGATGTTCGGTCTCGATCCCACGCCCCTTATGGCGCGTGATGCGCAGCACGGCGTCGGGAATGCGCATGTCCTGCACCGGCTGGCCGATATGCGTGTAGGCCTTAACCTCGCCATCCGCCGCGCGCAGCCCGCTGCCCTTATTCGGCGTGCCTGCCCATTTGCAGGGGATGATCTTGTTGGCCTGACGCGCGCTGCGATTGAAGTGAAACACCAACTCAAACGCCGGTGCCAAGCGCCCATTCCAGTCACCCGGCAATCCCGGCCCCTGGTCCCAGGTGTAGAGCCCAAAGCGGCGCCAACCACGCGCGCGCATCCATTCCAGCCAGCCCTCCCAATAGGGCTGCCATTCATTTTCGCGATGGATCAGGCCGAGATTGACCAGCGCCTGGCCATCCGGCCGCAGCGCCTCGTCCAGATGCTGGAACACGCCCTGCATCAGCGCATCCCAATCGGAAACACCGCCGGTCGTATAGGCCCGCTGGTTGCCATAGGGCGGCGATGTGAACAGCATCGCGGCACGATCGCTTTCCATCACGCGCGCGACCGTCGCCGCGTCGGTACTATCCCCGCACAGCAGCCGATGCGCGCCCAGCAGCCACAAATCGCCGGGGCGAGAGACCGCCTGGCGCGGTGCCTCAGGCTCTGCGTCAGCAGGATCGTCCGCATCTTCGGCAATTGCGGGCGCGGCAGGGTTCTCGGCGGTGTCCGCGGGCAGGGCCTCGGGCGCATCGCCGTCGGACACAGCATCTCCAGCCGCCGCGAGGATGCCCGCAAGTTCATCCGCCGAGAAACCAAGCGCGGCGAGGTCAATTTCTGCCGCCTGGACGCTCGCCAGTGCATCACGCAGCAGCGCCTGGTCCCAGGTGGCGTTCTCTGCGATGCGATTATCAGCAAGCCGCAGCGCTTCCTTTTGCGCGGGCGCGAGGTGCTTCAGCACAATCACCGGCACCTTGGCGATGCCGAGCGCTTCCGCCGCCGCCAACCGGCCATGCCCCGCGATCAGCACGCCGTCCTCGTCCACCAGCAGCGGATTGGTGAAGCCGAAAGCCTGCATGCTGGCCATGATTTGCGCGAGCTGCGCCGCATCATGCACGCGCGCATTGCCGGCGTGCGGGCGCAGCGAGGCAATCGCGCGGAGTTGGATCCGCTCGGCCATCCAGGGAAGCGTCATTGGGAATATCCGGGAAGGGTTGGGCGGGGATGCGCGGTGCTAGGCGATTCGGGTTGCAATTAAGCTGGCCCTCGATGTATCGATAAGTCGTTCTGATCCGACGTGCCGCCAACCGGCCTCGCCGCTCGGCAGGACAGATCGGGGGTGGGTTGGTCGCCCCCGATCATTTCATCCGCATCTAAGCTGCTGAAATCACATCGAATGGGTGCAAACCAGGTGCAAACCTGAAGGGCCTAGGTTTGCACCTAAGTCATTGAATTCACGTCGCTATAGTGCAAACTGCAACCCATATTTTTGTTCTGACGCTAGAGGGGTCGGGCGCTTCCGCCCCCCGCATATCGCTGTGGCCAGAAGGAACCATCAGGATCACTTGGGGTTTCGCTATTGCTCTCTTTGGCCTTCCGGACTGCGCTTGGCGACGACCTCACGATCAATCGCGATCACAATTCTTTAATGTGAGGGCATAATAGCCAAAGCGAATTCCGCTGTGCAACACGACAATTTCACGCGGCGCTGCGCTTGTTTTCGCCAACAGAATTTTTTTGTGACTCGCCCACGATCGAAACCTTATTGGGCCCGCTATTGCAGGTTAGCGACCAGACACTTACGCTTTCAGTAAGCAGGGCTCATGAGCCATCATCAAGCGGGAGCTTCCTCGAATGCTTAGTCGTCGATCCATTGTCGCTTTGCTGACGGGTACCTCTGCCCTTACCTCGCCGAGCTTTGCTCGCGCTCAAGGCTTTCCTAGTCGTCCAGTGCGCATCATTGCCCCTTACCCGCCAGGTGGAGGAATCGACACGGTCGCACGCCTGATCGCCGGTCCAATGTCTGAGTTTCTTGGGCAGTCAGTCGTGGTGGAGAACCGCGCTGGAGCCGGTGGTTCGATCGGTGCTGCCGCTGCCGCACAGGCTCAGCCCGATGGGCATACGCTTCTTCTCGATGCTTTGGGGCACGTGATCAATCCGCTTTTGATCCGTGATTTATCCTTCGATTACGCTAGGGCCTTTGCCCCTGTTTCGTTGGTGGTGAGCCAACCGATCATTGTTGTTGGCAATCCAAATCTGCCCATCCGCTCGCTCGCACAGCTGCTTGAGCGACTGAAGCAGCCCGGCGCAGATTTTTCATATGGCTCTTCAGGCAATGGAACAGGCCCTCACATCGCCGCTGAAAGTCTGCTTCGGCAAGCGGGCGTTCGCGCCACTCACGTGCCGTATCGCGGTGCTGCACCGGCGTTGCAGGACGTGATGTCTGGCAACCTAGCATTCGCTGTCGTGACTGCGGGTTCGACGGTTGCGCTTGCCCGTGAAGGAAAAGTCATACCCCTTGGCATACTGAGCCCGGAACGCATGGCATCTCTGCCAGATGTTCCCACAGCTAACGAAGGGGCGGTGCCAGGCTTTGTTTTCCAGGAGTGGAATGGTTTGTTTGTTCCGGCCGGTACTCCTGAAGGCGCTATAACGCGGCTTCATCAAGCGGCGCAGCACGCCGTAAACCAACAAGCAGTGCGTGACCGTCTTGCGACACTTGGTGCTGTGCCCGTGGGGTCATCCCCGAGCGCCTTTGCCAGCTTTCTATCCGCACAACGAGAGACTATTGCGCGGACGGTGGCCGCTGCGGGTATCACTGGAAGCTGATTGGGTAGGCAATGGTCGTGGCGCTCCTCACGCCGCCCTCTGCCGTCCCACCAGCCCGAGATGCCCCGCCAGCACGCTGAGCGTGGCCACCAGCATCCCTTGCGCCTGCGGCGGCGGGACGGGCCGCCCACCCCAGCCCTGGCGCATGGCCCATTCCCGCACCGACATCTCCAACCCCACTACATACCACGCGCAGGAGCCTGCCGCGCTGTCGTGGCCGCCCAGCGCATTGAGCGCGGCTGCTATCCTGCGCCGCGCATCCAGGCTGCGGTCGGAAAGCATGTCGGTCGAACCACCCGGCTGACGCACTAGGGCCGAGCGCGTCACGCCATCCAGCGCAGCCACATAGAACAGGGCCCGGAAGGTACTGCCGGCGTCGTGCATTTCCTGCGTGATCGTCCCGTTGGCCAGCATCATCCCCAGCGTATCCAACGCACGGCGATGCTGAACGGGTCTTCCGGTCTCGGGGTCGGCTTCCCGGATCGGTGGCGTGAAGTCGCCATGCTGCAGCCGCCATTGGGACGGGCCCATCGTATCCGGTGTCTTGGTGCGTTTCTGCTTGCGCTTAGCGGCCATGGTTCTTCTCCTGCGGCCGAGGCCCCCAGCGGCGCACGGCTTCGTTCTGGACAGCCTGGCGCAGCCAGGGGTCGGTGATGTCCTCGATCGCGAGTGAGACCACTCCCTGCTGCTGCCAGACGCGGCGGCGGAGTGCTTCCATCTCGGGCGTGGTGGTTGGGCTGCGCGTGCCGCGGTTTAGGGACGAGCGCGGCGGCGCTGGAGAGCCTGGGAGGGTCATGGCAGGGCCATCCCCTGAGGCTTGAGAGGGCGTGCCCCCCTATAGAGAGGGAGAAAATTCAATAATAATGATAATTCAATAGTTCTAGGGCCCCTTCCCAAGGCGCGTGCATGTGTACGTCTGCGCGCGCGCGGGAAATATTGAATTATTGAACTCTCCCCGCGATCCGGCCTTTTGCCTGGGGTTTCGGGAGGGCCAAATTTCAGCTTCGTCAGATAATTCATGGCGCGGCCTCCGTGGATGGCCCTAACGGGGTCGGTGCCACAGCGGTGTAGAAGGTGATTGGCTTGGTCGTGCCGACCTCCTGCTCTACCAGGATGAGGCCCGCCTCCTGGAGGGAACACAGGATCTCCTCGCGCTCGCGGCGCGAAAGAAATTGAGATTGCCGCGTAATCTCACTGCGGGATTGCCGCCCGCCGTCACGGATGATCTGCAGCAACCGCTTGTGCTTGGCTTCCGTATCGTTGTTCGAAACCCTGCGCTCTGCTTCCCGCAGCATGGTGCTGATGCAGTGCTCGACCAGACGGGATGCCCATACGACGTCCTTCGCCTCGGTCACTGGCTGCGCCGGATCACGGCTCACGGCGGCGATCATGGCGAGCTTTGCAGCGTTTTCGGCGTGACGGCCGAATAGCGCGGTTGCGTAGGTTCCGCGGTGCGACCGCAGCTTGTCGGTCGCTTCCCGCCGCACCACAGCCATGGCCGCCTCAGCCTCCAGGCTTAGGGGCACGGTGTAGGCGTGCATCGGTGCGGTCGCTTCCATCAGATCGGCGAGATTGCCTCCATGGCTGTGTCCAGGCACGCCGAGGGCAATCGCCTGGATGGCGGCGACAAGATCGGCTGGTGGATCCATTGGCGCCGGCGTCTCGTTGCGTTCCGGATAATCCTCGTCTGTCAGGAAGACCAAAAAGCGGGCGATGGAGCCATCTGCGAGCGCGCCGCCTTCCAGCGCCGTCCAGAATGGTCCCGGCACGGTAACGCCCCAAAGGCAGGCGCAGGGCTGTTCAATGGTGACGCGCGGCTTGGTTTTCTGGTCCGCGTATTCTGTGCCGATGTATGGCTCTGCTGCCGAGGTATAGAGCTTGGTCAATTCAGCCCAGATGGCCGCTTTATGTGCCGGCGCACGGGGGCTCAGGACGGCCTTTAGGAACTGGCCGAATTCGTCCACCTGGAACAGCCGCACGGGATGGCGCTGCAAGGATGTGAGTAGCCCGGCTGATGAGGCGAGTTCTTCGCCGCCAAGGTAGCGGTCCAGCTTTGCCGCGAAGATGGTGCGTTTGACGCAACGCCGTGCGTGATCCTTCCCGCCGCCGCTATCAGCAATGCCGACGGCATAGACGTTGCTGCGCAAATCGGTGGGTGTGCGGTAGCGCCTGCCAGCGAGGGCGCCGATCATGCAGATACCTGCGCCAAGCGCGAGGAAGGGTTGCGGGCTTATGGCCGTCGCGTTCGCGTAGTCGAGAAAAAGCCGCAAGGCGCCGTCAACCTGCAGCAGTTCTGGCGGAACACGATAAGGCGCGGGTGGTGGTGCGCTCGGGGCAGCCGCAGTGTTTGCCTTTGCCAACAGCCCCGCCGCCGGATGCGGCATTGCCATTTGCTCCGCCACATTCCCATTCAGGATAATCTCAGGCGGTGGATTCCAACCGCGCTTTTCCGCCAGCCAATAGATTTTGCCCGCACCTGCGCTATGCGGCTTGAGTGTCGCCCAGCGCCGTTCTGGTGTATCCTTGCGCCCTGATTGTCCGGACTTGCTCGCATTGCGTGACCAGTCGAGCCAAAGCTGGCGGCCTTCCTCGCCAATCGCGGCTTTGATGGCGGCGCCGATGGTGATCCATTCATTTCCAGGCAGATCGTCATTCGGCAGATAGGCCAGCGCGGCAGCGACGGCTTCTGGGGTGCCACGCGGATCGGATCGCCCGCGCCAGGTGTCGCTCGGGCTATCCATGTTCAGTGTTGTCTTGCGCAGCGCCGCCGGCACCATGTCCCACGCGGCGTCCAGGAAGGCGTTGCAGGCCGCTTCGGTTATCTCGGGTAGGTCGGCAAGCGGCGTGTCAGTCAGGCCGTCCTCTGGCCAGGCATAGGGCTGCCCGGTGACGGGATGGATGGCATAGGCGACGAATTGCTGCCCGCGTGCCAGCACTTCGAGTGGATGACGCTTGCGCCCGCGAAAGGCTGTGGCAGCGCGATAGACCAGCAGGCGCTTCGGCGCCTGACCGATGCGCAGACATGGCGTTTCGCCCAGCATGCGCTTCGCCAGATCGGTGAGCGTGACCGCGACCGAGGCATCGGGCACATCAATATCGATGCCGACCACGGCGCCGCAGGCGATGCCGACCGCGCAATCTGGCCAGCGACGCCAGATGTCTATCTCGAAGGTTTTGGTCGCCCGGTCGCAATGCCGCGTCCAATCCGGATAGGCGGCCCAGGCGCCTTTGCGGAAATGGCCCGGCACCTTGGCGCCCGGCATGATGGGAATGACCGGGTAGCCATTATCCACCAGGCGCGCGCCGAATTGGGCCATGAAATCCTTCATGCGGCCCTCCCTGACAGAGGCGGTGCGGGATGGCTGCCGCTATCCAGGCGCTGCGCCAGCGCGTCCTGATAGGCGGTGACGATCACCTCCAGCAGCGTCAGCCATTCGGCATCGCTCAGCACCGCAAGATCGGTCTTGCCAATGCTTTCCAGATACTCGCCCGCCATGGGGCTTGCGGCCTGGATGGCGGCGATTTCGTGTTCGTCGGGATCAATCACGCCCCACCTCCGGCGCATCGCATGCATGCAGCGCATGGAACAGGCCCAACGTGGCGTCCCGGTTTTCAGCCGCGGATCGAACCAACCAAAGCAGCGCGCAGTGCGCAGACGACAGGCGGCGCATTTCACATGAACCTCACTGCGGTGATTTCGGTGTATTGGCCCGTGGGCCGGACTTGGATTGCGATGGGCCGGCGCAGATGCTGCTGTTGGGCCAGCGCCTCATCCACCGTCATGGGTGGCGGCAGATTGCCCGCACGACGTCGCCACCAGGACAGCGCCTTGTCGCGGGGAAATCCGGTGTGCTCGAAACACACCCATTCGCTGTGTTGGGTCAGGCCGCATTCGTAGGTGACGCGGAGCGACGCTGGCTTGCCGGGCTTTTCATGCCGCGCGTAGGCAATATCAGTGACATCGCACCAGGCCGCCTGGATCTGCGTCGACAGCAGCGCGTCAGACGCTGCCTTCGGCGCCACCTTCACCACCGGCGGCGGAAATTCATAGTCGCACTCGATGCAGTGCCGCACGCTCGCGTGGTTGATGGTTTTGCATTCTGGGCAGGTTTTGATCGGTGCCTTGCCGTCCTCGGCGGTTTCCTTCTTGCGGCCATCAACCGTGTCGATCGGGCCGTGCCGTGCTGTGTTGCCGGCGAAGTCCAGCACCAGGCAGTCATCCTTGCCCTCGGCAAGGCGCGTGCCGCGACCAACCATCTGAACATAGAGGCCGACGCTCTTGGTGGGGCGCAGTAGCGCGATCAGGTCTGTGCCCGGCGCATCAAAACCGGTGGTGAGCACATTGGCGTTGGTGACGCAGCGCAGCCTTCCGGCCTTGAACGCGGTCAGGATGCCATCGCGTTCGGGGCCGGGCGTGTCGCCCGTGACGGTCTCGGCTGAGATGCCATGCTCGCGGAGCGCGTCCCGCACATGCCGCGCATGGGCAACGCCGGAGCAGAATACCAGCCAGGATCCACGATCCGTGCCGTGCTCAACGATCTCGGCCACGGCGGCGCGTGTGACCTCATCGCGATCGACTGCGGCCTCAAGGTCCTTGGCGATGAATTCGCCGCCGCGCGTGCCCACACCACCGACATCAAGCTGGGTCGTGGTCTGCTTGGGAACCACCGGGCAGAGATAGCCTTGCTGGATCATCTCCAGCACCGGCACCTCATAGGCGATATCGGTGAAAAGCCGATCCTCGCCCTCGTGCAACAGGCCGCTATCCAGCCGGTAAGGTGTGGCGGTGAAGCCGACGACCTTGGTGAGGCCGGCGTTGATTTCCTTGAGCTGCGTGAGAAAGCGGCGATACATGCCGCTATCATTACGCCCGAGTAGATGGGCCTCATCAATTAGCACCAGATCGCAACGCTGCACCTTGTATGCGTGGCGGTGGATGGATTGAATGCCGGCAAAGAGGATCTGCGCGTGAATGTCCCGCCGCGACAGCCCGGCCGAATAGATACCGGCTGGCGCATCGGGCCAGGCGCGCAGCAGCGCCATGAAGTTTTGCTGGATTAGCTCCCTCTGATGCGTGACCATGAGGATGCGCGTCTCTGGCCACATGGCAATGGCGCGCTGCGTAAGGGCGGCGATGCAGAGGCTTTTACCTGTGCCTGTTGGGAGCACGACCAGCGGATTCCCGACTTGATGCTCAAAGTAATTGAAAACCTCATCGACTGCGCAAGACTGATATGGGCGAAGGGATAGGCTCATGCCGCCACCCCCATCGTCAAGGCATCTGCCTTGCTGAGCCAGCGCCCGCCTCGCTCACAGCCGGTGCAGATCAGTTCCGCGATATGCGGGCCCTTGCCGGGTCCCACGCGAAAGGTGGTGCTGCTGCAGGTCAGACAGGGACGGTGCGGGATCAGTTTCGGCGTTGGCGTATCGGCAACGCCGTCGCGCCACTCTGTACCGTCGCGCAGCCGATAGCTTACCCAATCCTCACCCGCATCCTTCTGCTCGCCGGCGATGAAGTCCGGGATAAAGAGATGCGCGACGCAACCAGCCTCCTGGTCGCGCCTCCCAAGCTGATGGTTGTGCCGCGCGCAATGCCAGGCGCCGTCATTGGTGGGCGAGGCATGCAGGCAGGACCGGCAATGCCGCTCAGGCATCGCACCCTCGTGACAGGTGGCGTGATGCTCGCAGAAGCGGCATTGCCACCATGCGGGATCATCGCTGATGCGCGCAGGCGGTCGGTTCGCGGCAATGACCCGCTCAGCCTTGGCCATGATGCGCAATGCGGCCTCGGTGTCGTAATGCAGGCGTTCCTGATAGAGCTCGTCGGTGTTCTTGTTCACCGCGAGGTAAAAGGCGCGTTCCAACCCTGCCAGATGCATGTAGGTCTGCATTTGCGCCCAGTGCAGCGGCTTGGATTTGGCGACACCCTCGCGCTTGAGTGCGAGGAAGGATTTTTCGCTATGGGTCTTGAATTCACAGACATGCCAGGTGCGAAGCGCTTCGGGTAAGCCGATCGCCACCGCATCCATGCTGCCGCCGAAATGGCCGCCCGTATCGCGTAGCTGCCATTGGCGCCCGGTGGCTGGATCGAGATCCAGCACCGTAACGCCGATACGGCGAAGGTCAGCGACAAAGCGTGCCTCCGCCAGATTGCCAGTATCGAACAACCGCAACAGCCGGCCCGTATGCTTCACGCGCGTAGTCCAGCGAAAGCCGTACCAGATGGCGCGCTCGCATTCGGTGCCGATCAGTGACGCGCCCAGATGTTCCCGAAAGCCGTGATCGGCCGCCGCCTCATAGGCGGTGTAGATGGCCGATACGGTGGGCGTTGGCGGGATTGGCAGGCTTACCATGGCAACCCTCCCGATCAGGCGCGCCGCCAGGGGGGCGTGCCGCCTGTGCCCGGGCGCGCAGCAGGCGGGGGCGTTGTCGCAGGGCGGGGCGTTGGCGCTGCTTGGCTCGGCGCAACACTGGTGCTCCCTGCTTTGGCGGCGGAATAGCCAGACACCTTGTTCCGCGCCTCGCGGTGCACGCCGTATTTGTCGGTACCGGCAGGCTCGACCTTCAGCGTCACGAACAGCGGTTTGAAGTGCAGCTGCTCGCTATCGCCGACATGCATCTGGCCCACCGCGTGGCAGATGGCCGACAAGGTGCGCTGCGCGATCTCCACCGTCTGCTCGTTGCGGTTCACCAGGTTCAGCTGATCGAAGATCTTCCGACGCGCGGAGGGCCCTTCCAAGATCTCGAAGACCAGCTTCAGCAACTGCCCGTCGCCCGCCTTGGTCGGTGCCATTTCACTCTCGATAAGGTGCGCGAGGTATTTGCCGGGCGGCAGCACCTCGAGCGGAACGGCGGGGGCGACCTCGGTCGCATCAAAAGTACCATTGAGGGATGCCATGGGATCAGTTCCCTGTGTCTTGGGTTGGGAGGACGGGGGTGCTTGGTGCTGCCGCGTAAAAGGGAATGCCGGCGGCCAGATCGGCCCAGGCGAGCGGCAGGGTTTCTTCAAGGCCAAAGCGGTTCTTGGCCAGGAAAGCAGGGCGTTCGATTGTGTGCAGCAGGCGATCACCACCGCTTACGCCGCGCACGACCTTCTTGTTAAAGCCGACGTCCGACTTCAGCGTGCTGACGCGATAATTCGCGAACAGCACGCCATCGACATGCTCCTGCACCAGCGCAGATGCGCTCCGATGCAGTTTCGGCTGATAACGGTCGTAGGGCTCGGTCTCCGGGCTATCAAAGCGGCGGATTTCCGCATGGGCGATCAGAAGAACGCCCATGCCGCATTCATCGCGCAGCGTATTCACCGCATCCAAAAAGGTGCGCCAGGTATCCAACGCGGCCTGATAGCCCTTGCCATAGCCGAAGGCTTCAATGTCGCGCTGATTGTGCTGCTGCGCCGTGTGCTGCCAGATCAGCGGTTCCAGCCAATCAAGGCTATCGATGACAAGCGTCTGGAATTCATGCGCTTCGGAATAAAGGGACCCAAGCGCTTCCATGACGGCGTCAAAGTTGCGCAGCAGCCCGAAGGTCGCGGCATCAATCCGCCCGAGGCCATCCTCGGTTTGCAGAAAGATCGGGTTCGGCGCATCTGCGGCAAGCTTCGTTTTGCCGACGCCAGCAACGCCATAGATCAGCAGGCGTGGGGGACGCGTATCGCCGCCCCGACGGAGTGATGCGAGGGAGATCGCCATCACGCAGCCTCCTTCGCTTCGAGGGCGTAGGAGGCCCGCAGCGTACCGACCTCTTCCAGCAGCAGCGCCAGATGATCGACAGGCAGGGGTGCGGCCTGCGCGGCGTCCATCTCGCGCAACTGCGCCAGTTGGGAGCGATTGCTCATTTGTGTCTCTTTGGAATGGGTGATGTCCGGCTCTGGCTTGCATGACGACGGCCGGACGGGCGTCGCCATTTTCATGGGGATGGGCGTCATGGCTGCACCAGCAGTTCCGCGATCCAGCAGAGCGCGATGAAACCGCCGGCAAAGACAGCGCCGATGGTGAAGTTGCGGAGCACACGGCCGATGCGGCGCAACCGGCGCATGGACCGCCGCGTCATGACTTCACCTGCGGTGGCGGCAGCCCGCGTCCAATCAGTTCCAGCCAGACATGCAAGGGCACCACCACCAGCGGTGCGGCACGGTCGCGCCAGAGAAACAAGGCATCATGCGTGCCAAGCCAGCGCTCCAGCGTCTTGAAGCCCTCGCCATCTCCGCGGGCTTTGACCTCAGCCACCAACGGCGGTTCGGCCACGCCGCGGGCATAGATGTCGATATCGGCGCCATTGCCGCGATATCGCGTGGCACCCGATAGCGGCACACGCTCGGCGGCGATGCCGCTTTGTTTGTGAAGTTCCACCAGCGCGCGTTCGCGCCGCAGGCCCTTATCGCGAGATGCTTTACCCATGTCGCACCTCACGCGGCCTGCGGCAGCGATGACGCCGCCTGGGGGGAGGGGGGGGCCTGCAGGATCAAACGGGCGCTGCCCTGACTCGGCCGGGGACGCGCAATGGCGAGATAAAGGTAGTCATCCCGCCCGAGGCGTTGCTGGACGAGATGCACCAAGCCCATCTCAGCCATGTGCAGCGTCAAGTTCTTCAGGCCACGCAGGTGGCGGCGCTCACTGTCGCCCAGCGGGCTCGCGGTCACAGATAGCTCAATGGCCAGATGCCCGCGCCAATAGGCGATGCGGTCACCGGGGCTCGCCGCCAGGAACCAAGCGAGCATTTCAGGCTCGCCGATCTGAGGCCGCAGCAGGGAAGGGGCACGGGTCAGCATCACTGCGCCCCCGCCGCTGCCGGCTGGTGCACCGCGTCACGCTCGTAAGCCTCGATATCTTCCAGCCGATAGAGAACCCTGCCGCCGATCTTTAGGTATCGCGGCCCTTGGTTGAGCCAGCGCCAGCGTTCCAGGGTGCGGGGGCTGACATTCCAGCGCCGCGCCAAGTGGATCTGGTTGAGGTGATTCGTAGGACTATTGTTCATGGGAATTTCGTCCTTTTTCCCGACGCTTGGCGGTCCTGCCTCACCTTTTCCATGAAGGCGCAGACCCGGTCTGCGGTCAGAAGGCTCGGCGATCGCCCTTTGCGTAAATGCCTAACAAAATTGGGATCCCCCATAGATTCTCGGCCAAAATCAGTGGCTTTCATCCGGGTGGCTTCCAGGAAGTCTTCAACTTCCGTGATGAACTGATCGCTGAATCGGGTCGTCATGAGGGCTAGGATTGACAGCCCAATTTACATGCGTCAATTAATTAAAATAGGCTATTACCTATCAATGGCAGATCAAGGAGTTAGGCACCATGGACCTCGATCCAACGCGTCTCAGGGTCATGAAATTGATCCAGCAAAGGCGCACGGACCTGAAAAAAGCCTCGCTCGCGATCGGGCGAAACGCCGCCTATTTGCAGCAGTATCTCTATCGCGGGATTCCAAAGACGCTGCCTGAAGATGCGCGCGAAGCGCTTGCGGCGTTTCTTGAGGTGCCGGACGAAAGTCTGCGTCCCGCAAGGAAAGAATCGGCAAGCGAGGCAACGCTGCCCGCCTTGCCATCAGCAGTTACAGCCGCTCCGCCACTTGCGTTGGCTGCGGCGGTGCCTGGATTTGCTCAGGTGCCGGAATTGGATGTGCGTGCCTCGGCAGGGCATGGCGCGTTTCACGAGGGTGACGAGGAAATAAAGGCAGTCTGGATGTTTCCTGATGCCGTAATTCGCCATGAATTGCGTGCACGATCTGCCAATCTCAGGATCATCACCATTGATGGGGATTCGATGGAGCCGCTTTTGGCCTCGGGCGATCGGGTACTGGTGGATACCGCACAGCGTGTGCCGGCGCCGCCAGGCATTTTCGTGATCTGGGACGGTCTTGGGATTGTGGCCAAGCGCATCGAGCACATCCCAACGGCGGAGCCATCACGCGTCGTGATCAAATCGGTCAATCCGCTTTACGGCGATTACGAGCGCCCGACAGAGGATGTGAATATCATCGGCCGCGTTATCTGGGCGGGGAAGAAGCTATGACCATGCGCATGCTTGGGAAGACGCTGCTGGTTGCCCTTGGCTTACTCTCCGCCCCGGCTGCGCACGCCAATGGCGACATGCAGCCCATTGGCCGCTTTGCCATTGACCGGACCGAGGTTTCGGTCGGCGCATTTCGGCGCTTTGTCGCCGCTACGGGCATGGTCACCATGGCTGAGCGCCAGGGCGGTGGCTCCGTGTTTGAGGCGGGCTGGGTGCGCAAGCCTGGTTGGACCTGGAGCACGCCTTTTGGCGAGCCCGCTGATGAGCGCGAGCCAGCTGTACACATCACCTTCGACGAAGCCCATGCCTATTGTCGTTGGGCAGGCAAGCGCCTGCCGACCGATGCGGAGTGGCTGGAGGCCGCGCATACGGAGCGGCGCGCATCACCGTCCGCACCATTCCAGACCGGCGTGACTTATCCCTATCCCACCGGCGAACGCCCGACCGGGGCGAATTGCCTGCGCGATTGCGGTCCAACACCTTTTGCCTTGGATCGCTCTGCGCGGCTCAACCGAGGCACTGGCCCTGCGCGCGTTGGCACCTCCCAGGCAGGGGTGAATGGCCTCTACGACATGGGGGCGAATGCTTGGGAATGGGTGGATACCGCGCTTGGCAGCGAGCGCATCACCCGCGGTGGTTCCTGGTGGTATGGCGCCTCGCAGATGCATCGCGACCACCGGGCCAGTAAGCCCCCGTCAACTGCGGTGGTTTATATTGGCTTTCGTTGTGCGCAGGATCGAGGTTCCTGATCAGATGAAATTGCTGTCCCGCCTTTCCCTGGCGCTGCTGGTTCTCGGCATTGCTGCGTCGCCCGCTCTGGCCAAGCGTATCGATCCCATCCTACTGCAAGGCGAGGCGCGCGCGGTTGATGGCGATACGCTGCAAGTCGGTGATACGCGGCTACGCCTGCATGGCATCGACGCGCCGGAGCTTCGTCAGACATGCGAGGATGAGACTGGCGAAGCTTGGGCCTGCGGGCGCCGCGCTGCATCCGAATTGGCGGCGGCGGTAGCCGGAGGTGAAATTCACTGCATCAGCCGCGAACGTGATCGTTATCAGCGCCTTGTTGCGACATGCTGGTCGCAGGGGCTGGATATCGGGCAATCACTTGTCTCGCATGGTTGGGCTGTCGCCTACCGCCGCTATTCGGTGGATTATGTGCGCGACGAGGATATCGCGCGCTACCTGACTCAAGGGATGTGGGCGGGACGATTCGAGATGCCCTGGGAATGGCGACAGGCGCGGCGGCGGTAGTAGCAGCGCCATCTCCAGCCTTAGCGATTTTTCGCATTGATACCTTCTTTATCCTGTTGATTCTCAACCGCCGAATTTTCTGTTTTCTGTCGTCGGAACTACGACCATGTTCGGTCCGCGAAAGGGCGTCCGAGTATCGCCCGCTGTTTCTAATTGCGGAAGGTCATCATGCACGACGCTCTCTCCGGCCCCAATCCCCTCCCTGCCGAGTGCCTCTCGGCCCAGGAACGTCTGGATGAAGTCGCCTGCATCCTTGCAGGTGGCCTCAGGCGAATTCAGGCCCAGGAGGCAAGTTCTTTATCTGCCAAAAACGGAGAAAGTTCATTCGACATTCTCGCCCTCAAACGCCGTGTTGGTCGTCGTAAACCAAACACCCGCGTCGGAGAATGATGATGGCAGTACTGAAGAGAAAACCTGAAGCAGAACCCTATCGGCAGTATCCCGGCACCAGCGACGCCAGCGTCGTCGCACAGCTGGCAGCGCTACAGAAAATGAGTGTGGTCGAGCTCAAGCAAAGATGGGAAATACTCTTTGGCTTGCCGGCGCCGAACAATAGCCGCAGCTACCTCGAACTACGGCTCGGCTACCGAATCCAGGAGCTGACGCTCGGCGGCCTGTCGCGCGAGACACGGCGAATGCTCGATCTCCTCGCCAATGAAATCGACGGGAAGCTTGGCCGAAAAGCGATCATCGCAGACAGCCGCAACCCCGTCGTAGGCACGCGGCTGCTGCGCGAATGGAATGGCGTTGAGCATACCGTCACCGTTCTGCGGGATGTCTTCGACTGGCAGGGCCGCAGCTTCAAGTCGCTGTCCGCCGTCGCGCGGGCAATCACCGGTACGCAATGGAATGGCTACCGCTTCTTCGGGCTTCGTGAGGCCGGGAGGGATCCCCGATGAACCGCGCGCCAACCACCGTCCTTCCCATGTCACGCCGTCAGCGCTGCGCGATCTACACGCGCAAGTCGAGCGAGGAAGGGCTAGACATGGAATTCAACTCGCTCGATGCACAGCGCGAGGCATGTGAAGCCTATGTCGCCAGCCAACGCGCCGAAGGATGGGCCGCGATCCGAGAGCCCTATGACGATGGCGGCGTTTCTGGCGGCACGCTTGATCGACCTGCGCTGAAACGCCTTCTGGCCGACGTCGAAGCAGGTCTGATCGACGTGATCGTCGTCTATAAGATCGACCGACTATCGCGATCCCTCATGGATTTTGCCCGTTTGGTCGAGATCTTGGAGCGGCACCAGGTGACCTTTGTCTCGGTGACTCAGTCGTTCAACACGACCACCAGCATGGGTCGGCTAACGCTAAACATCCTGCTGTCCTTCGCGCAGTTCGAGCGCGAGGTGATCGGGGAGCGTATCCGTGACAAGGTGGCAGCATCCCGCAAGCGCGGCATATGGATGGGCGGCTATGTGCCGCTGGGCTACGACGTGCGTGACCGCAAGCTCATGGTCAACCAGAATGAAGCTGCCACAGTCAGGATGATCTTCCAGCGCTTCGCTGCGATCGGCTCCGCGACCATGCTGGCCAAGGCGCTGGCGTCCGAAGGTGTGTTGAACAAGCGCGGGAAGGTGGTCGACAAGGGGTTTCTTTACAAGCTCATCAACAACCGGGTCTATCTCGGCGAAGCCGTTCACAAAGGAACGGCCTATCCCGGCGAGCACGCGGCGATCATTGATCAGGCTCTCTGGGACAACGTGCACGCTATCCTACAGGAGAGCCCGCGGCTCCGGGCCAATAACACGCGAGCCCAGACGCCGGCCTTGCTCAAGGGGATCATCTTCTCGGAGACCGGCACAGCGATGACGCCGACCGCGACCAAGAAAGGCTCTCGTCTCTATCGCTACTACGTGTCGATGGATCTGATCAGGAGCCGCGCTATCGGCGAAAGCGCGGGACCGCTGCGTTTGCCAGCTGGTATGGTAGAGGACGCCGTCATCGGCGAGATCCGGCGCATGATCCGCGCGCCAGAGATTGCAGCCCGCGTGATCAAGGCGCCGCGGGACGTGAGCGCTGCGGTGGATGAGAAGGCGGTCATCAAGGCGCTAGGCGAATTCGACCAGATCTGGACCGCGCTCTATCCGGCGGAGCAGACCCGCATCATCCAGCTCCTGGTCGATAGGGTCACCGTGGGGGCGAGCGGCATCGCGGTCGACCTGCGCCAGGAAGGGCTGGGATCTGTGCTGCGCGACATGATGGCGCCCCGCCAGAAGGAGGCCTGCGCATGAACGGTTCGTCCGACACCATCCGGGTCGTCATTCCGCTGAGCATCCGCAAGCGCAACGGGCGGCCGAAGATCCTGCCACCTGAGGACCACTGCGTGAGGGAAGGCCGGACGCAGGATCCGCACGTGCTCCGTGCCATCGCTCGGGCATGGAAGTGGCGGCGACAGCTGGAGAGCGGCGCCGTCTCCACCATTCAGGACATCGCTGTGGCGGAGAACGTCTCCGACCGCTTCATCGGGCGGATGATCCGGCTTGCTTATTTGGCCCCGAACGTCCTGGAGGCGCTGGTCATTGCCCGGCGACCGCCGGCGATAGCGATCAATGACCTGATGACCGTGGTTGAGTTGCCGTGGGATGGGCAGATGCAGCGGGTGTTTGGGTAAGCAGGTCCGCACCGTTGGTTCTTGAGATAGCAAGATTATCGGTGGGGAGCGGTTGCGGCTACCAAGCGCATTTGTTGGCAGGAATAGGCCATCCCATAAATCCTATCGCTTCAGACCTATGAAAGTGGATGAGCGACGTGTCCGCCGGTTGGCGTATTAGCCATCCAATCCATTACTGAGCGCACACAACCATCGGGATCATCACGCACCTGGCTCCCCCAAAAACGACGAACGTGCCAACCTAGCTCGATAAGGCGCTGGTTCCTGATAAGATCGTGGCGCACCCTTTCACCATCCCAGTGGTACAAGCGACCATCTACTTCGATGTCGAGTTTCCGATCACCATCGAAGATGGCAAGATCGAGGTGGTAGGCCCCAACAGGAAATTGCGGATACGGTTTGATGCCTGCTTTATACAGCGCCAAATATAGAAGCCGTTCCTCGTCTGAGACAGGCTTTGCGCCGCGTGGGAGAGACGGATAGTTCGGGCCAAAATCTCGGGTTACCTCGACAGCGGACATGGATGGCTGTTGAAGCGCGTCTACGTGCCGTACAAAGGCTTCAAGATAAGAGACACCGGACCGAGACGCTGCGACCTTGTCTCCAACAACAATCAATGCGGCGCGCGCGCGAGTGACGGCAACGTTGAATAGGTTTCCGTTCCCGCGAAGGAAGGCGAGCGCGCCCTCCGTCATCCCAGGTCCGCAAACAAGCGAGAAGAGCATGGTATCCCGCTCATTACCTTGAAAACTGTGCACTACGTCTACCATCAGATCAGCGTTTGCAGCTCGCGCAGTAATTTCCGGTTCAGTTTCAATCAACTCCTGCAGAAGTCTTTTTTGTGCGCGGAACGGTGTAACGACACCCACGGTGCCACCGTAATTTCTGTCTACGAGCAGGTCCCGGAGCGCAGCAACTGTAGCCCTGGCCGTTTCGTTTTGCAGGGCGCCGCCATTTAACGGTCGCGTCACCGGGCCAGAGGCATCTCGCCACGAGATGATCTTATCAGTTCTGGGCGGCACACGTAGCCGATCATACCGCGTCGCGACGCGCAGCTTACCCTCGTAAAAATGCTGGTTCGAAAAATCGATGATATCTGCGTGTGATCGATGGTGATCCTTCAAGACCACGACATGCTCCGCTCCAACTAGCGTGGCAGCGAGGTTGAACAGCGAGGACTGGGTGAAGGACCAGTAAGCCGAGTCCTCCGCCAAACCAAAGCGCTGCAGTAGCCGTTGGTCTTCAGCGGTTGAAAGCGTCGTGATGTGTGGAAGCTGCATAGGATCGCCGAGAATGACAGCTCGCTTCGCACGGTAGAGGAGTGGAAGCGTTGAGCCGATATCGCATTGGCTCGCCTCGTCAATCACGACCAGGTCGAAGACGCCAGCCTCATAGGGAATACGCCCCTTCGCGGATAGCGCAGTCACCGCCCAGCAGGGTATGAGGCTTCGTAGGCTTTTTAACATTCCAATCCAGTCTATCTTTCGGCTTGCCTGCTCCGATCCCCCGCTCAGCTGCATCTTCAGGGTACTAGCAAAATTCGAAACTGCCTTTCGCTCGTCAGCAGCCATCCTGGCCGCTCTCTCCGATAGAGACAGTCGCCAAAGGGCGCCGGCAATATCGGTTTTCTGAGCGCCGACCCTATTCAAAATTAGCGCTATGTCGGCATCCGATGTGCCGGTCTTTAGCCGTTCTGCGGCTTCTACATACTCAGCGACCTTTGGGAGTAACGCCACCCGTTCCCGAAGCCTATCTAAAGTCCCGGCAAGGCTTATTTCATTGTCAAGTGATAGACCGTGGGCGATGGTGTGCTGGGCGACAGAGGACCGCGCTTCTAGGAACGCAACTTGCCGGCCTTTCCGGATAAGCGGCCAGATTAGCTTCAAGAAAATACTGTGTTGCCACCGATCGCAACGCCGCACTTGTTTATCAAGCTCTTCGACAAGGTCGCGCGACATTGTCGCTTCAACGGCAAGACGTCGCAGACGAGCCTCTCCAAGAGCTTGCTTAAGTGGGGCAATGTCGTCTTCAAGTTCTGCAATTCTATTTCGTAATTTGACAACATCGTCCAGTTGCTTGTTGGCCTGTTCCGCTTGTACCGCGAGGGCCGCATACTGCTTCCGGAATACCTCAAGCTGCGTCGCTTGCAGCAGATCTGTGCCAGACGCGAGCAATCGCCCTAGTTGTTCAGCAAGTTTGGTAATGAACTCGTTGCGGTTCGCGATGCGCACCATCACGGGGCGATCGGCGAGCCCGTTGACGCGCTCTTCCACAACATCGACAGCCCGATTGTTGTGGCTTGAAAAAAGGACTGTCTGTCCGTTCCAGACCGCATTTGCGATCAAACTTGTGACAACCTGGGATTTACCCGTTCCAGGGGGGCCAGTTATCACCGTAAGTGGCTCGGTGAGCCCCTTTTGAACAGCGTCTCGCTGCTCCGCATTCAGAGAAACTACTTCAATAAGACCGTGCGGAGTTTGCCCCCGCTGCTGGTGCGCCCCATCGACCCATCCGCCTAGCGCAGTTCCAGCCAAGCTCTCCTGCCGTTGACGCCCAAGTGCTTCCAATTCGTTCTCGAGGCCGGCCGTGAATTTTTTTTGTTTAACTAGAAAAACTGCGGCTCGATTCAGAATACCCTCGGCTGTTGGCGACGTAAGCGGATTACCTGTGCTGAGAACGAATGGATCGATACGCTCGACCCAAGGCCAGTCGGGCCGCACATTAGGAAGCCGGAACAGGACGTCCTCCAGATCCGGCAGATCTGTCGCATCCGCCCTTAGCCCGAGCGCACTCGAGATCTCGACACCCTCGGCAACCGCGGCTGACGGGCCACCTGGCGCAAAGTGGGCCAAAAGACTGTGGTTGAAAGAAATGCGCCCGACAGGTGCATCGGTACCATCCGGTGAATAAGGCAACAGGAGGAGAGGCTCGAGCATCCAGAAGGTGTTGCCCTTCTTGCTCATGAGCTGTCGCGCGAAGATGGGATAGCCGATATATAAGTCTTGCTCTTTTGATTTCGCAGCCTTGCTGACAAGTC